GCCTTACCTGGATCTAAGATGAAATCCGGGAGCCGCGAGATCGGGAAGGTAGCCGTTGCGGTCTCGTCCGATGGTTTGCCTAGGTGTATATCGAAGCGCCATCGGGCTTTGATTCGTAACGGGGATATTCTCGTAACGCGGTTGTGGTTGACTCTATTTGGTCTGTACCGGATCATCCCTTGTAAGGGCAGACTGAGTGTGTCAACTATCACCGATCCTGGTGTTGCAATCCCGCGTATATTGTTCGCAGGTTTTGGGAAGTTTATCAAAAAGGTATTCTTTCCTCTACTTGAGACTATGTACGACGAGGGGAGTCTCATTGGGATCGACCCTGCATCGTTGAAACCCGTTCCCCTGTCCCTAACCACCACGGGATCCAACTCTGGTCCTTTGACTGAGTTCGCGGGGTATACTGATGTCCCCGGACGTCATCGTACCAAGCGGATCGGCTCTGTGAGCAGTTTTGGGGCGCGAGGAGGGGCGGCGTGGGCATGGTTAGCCGGAGCGTGGGGGGATTCCTTATGGAATTTCCTTAATGCAATGGAAAACCAGAACATGACGCTCTCTTTTTGGCGAACAATTGAGTCCGAAGCGGAGTGCTTCCCGCAGAGTTCTGCGAGGGGTGCCCGTCAGGGTAAGATTGCAACCAAGGTGGAGCCAGCTGGGAAGGTGCGCGTGTTTGCCATTGTTGACTACTGGACGCAGTGTGCTCTTAAGCCGTTGCACGATTTTGTGTTTGAGGTGTTACGTTCTATCCCACAAGATGGGACGTTTCATCAAGAGCGGCCTGTTCGCGAGCTCCTGAAAAGGGCTCCGAAAGGTGCGGTGTTTCATTCATTTGATCTCTCTGCAGCGACGGACAGATGTCCCGTTGCGCTCCAAGAGTTAATAGTGGCCGTGATGTACGGTGTTACGTACGCAGCTGCTTGGAGAGAGTTGCTTGTCGGGAGACCTTACCATGTGCCTAAAGCCCGGAAGGAGCCAGGGAAGCTCCCAAGGACTGTAAAGTACGCGGTCGGGCAACCGATGGGCGCTTACTCCTCGTGGGCGGTATTTGCACTTACGCATCACGCAATTGTGCAGTTTGCTGCTTATCTTTCGGGGCATAAGGGTTGGTTTAAGCTTTACGCTTTACTGGGAGACGACATCGTCATTGCTGACGTTGCCGTCGCAAACCGGTATAAGCGCCTATGTAAGTGGCTGGGTATGGGTATCGGTATTAGTAAGTCCATG